TTTCTGGTTCTCCTGCAATAACTGCAGCAGCCTTATCTACCTCAGCTTCAATCTCATCTGCTGATTCTTGATCACCAAATAATGAATTAGCTACATTAGGCTTATATCCATCAACTCTTTCAGATGATTTCGCATATAAAATATCTTTTATTTTATCGCTAACCTGTGAAGCCGAATCATCCGCAGCAATCATATCCATAAGTTCATCCATCGTAATAGTGTCAAATGAGTAACTATATTCTATTTAGACACTATTTATTCTTCTGAAAACTAGATTCCATCATCATAGTCATCATAGTTTGCTTCATCCATGTTAAATGTGCAGTTGGTTCTTGCATATGTTGAGGTCTTTTTGCAGATCCAGGTCTATTCTTATGATAAAAATCTACAGCATTGTATATTAAACGAACATCTTCTTCAACTAAATTTATATTAAAACTAGGTTGTTTTTCTCTATCCCTTTTAATTTGATTTGGGTGCTTAGCCACTAAATCTCTCCGCCTTTTGGCTTAACTATATTTGCATCCATAGTTGTTGCTTTACTATCTACATTCATAGATCTAAGTGCAGCATCTGGTTCACCACCAGCAGCACTAGCTCCTAAATCATCCATTGGCATTGGTCTTAATCCACCAGTACCTTCAGGATCTAACATCATTTCTGCAGGATCAGGAATTGTACCATCTGCAATTTCCTGTTCTATCTTCTCATCTTCTTCTCTAATTTCTTCATCAGTTTGACGCAATACATTACGTCTAACCCAATCATTAGAGTAATATTTACCGATATAAGGTTCCACAGTAGCAAGAGATGCTAACCTTTCATTCATTAATTCGGTTTCTTTTAATTCAGTAAAGTGATTATCGTACAAGAAATCATACTGAATATGCTCACTCATTACTTCCCAGTCTTCTGGAGTAATTACATTTGTTAGGAGTAATTGGGTTCTCAGCATGTCATTAAACATTCTGGAGAATCTCTTTCTTAAACGTCCAACAAACTTACTAAATTTAACTTCATCCCTCAATATCTCTGAGGATCTTCCCAAGTTAAATCCTCCTTCTCCGTCCATTCTTGATGTGGGTACATTGAGCGACCTATATAATTTCTTTTTGAAGTACTCAATATCCGTGATCTCTCCAAGGTTTTGACCTCCAGGAAGAGTAGAAATTTCAGTTCCACGACCTCCTTCCCTTCTAGGTAACCAGAAATCCTCAAGCATTGACATGTACTTTTTGTCATCTCGGATCTCTCCTGTGTCAGCATTGTAGACAAGTTTGTTCCGATATCTCATCATTACGTCACGGAGATATTGCTCTGCCTTGACTTTAGGTAAATTACCTACATCTATGTAGAAAATACGACGTTCTGGTGCTCTTGATAATCTGTAGATAACAAGAGAGTCTTCAATCATTCTTAACTGATTGACTGCCTTAATTGCTTTATGTAAGTGAGACAAGACCATGTTCTTGTTAAGGTCTTGAATACCAGAGTGACAATATGTCACGGAATCAGGAGCAATCCTCATACCTTGGTTGGTACTATTCTTCAATCCTTTTGGATTATATAAGAAATAGGATGCTGATTTCTGTGTAAGTTGGGTATTAAGATCAACACCTCTTAACTCACCAGGTTTCTTTTCCTCATACTCAGTAACTTTACGAATCTTACGTGGGTCGATATATCTAAGTTCGATCATTCCACCTCTAGGGTTTTTAGGATCGATTACCTTATGATAAAAAAGTCTCCCATCAACATACCATCGACGGAAGATTTCGTAAGATCTATTATCAAAATCAAGAAGACGTAGGATTTCATCGAACTCCTCACGAATTAACTTCTTAATTTTTTCTGATTGCTTTAGATTTGATAGCTCTACTGCTATAGGAACATCATCAAAATTACCACAGATAGTCTCGTTAACTACATCATCAACTGCACTATCACATTCTGGTTGTAAAACCATCTCTCTATAACGAGTGATGAGTTCATAATCATTCCGAACCGTACCATCAAAATCAACAGAATAACCATAGTAACCACCGCCTACGATAGGTTGTGATCCATCTAGACTATCCTTTTGAACAAAAGAAGGCCCCTTGGGAACCTTCTTTGCCCTCTCTAAACTAAATCCAAAGAGTTGCGACATTATTTAAAACTTATTGTTCCTTCTACTATTTAGACGAGTTTCAAAACCCTAGTCATCTAGAGCTACAGGTTCCCAGTATTGGACTTGTAGTTCTACTGTAAACTCTTCAATAGCATCGTTGTTACCGAAGTCTAAATCTATAGCAGCAAGGTTACTTGGGAAAGCATTCACAAACTTATACTTTCTAATTCCTTTATGACCTGATGTACCACCATCACCTGATCCACCATCACTCCTAGCATCTCTTGCTAATTGAGTTACATACATATCAGCAAAATAATTTAATTTGTCAGCACTAGCATCAGCATTACTTCCAGCAGACCATGTAGTATAGTTCTCATTGTATGCCTGAATTTTTTGAAGCCAAACTTCAAAGGCATTTCTCAATACAAATCCAGTATCATTCTGTACTGTGATTGTCCATGGCTCAAATGTTCTATCTCCAGCAATCTTAAGAACACGACCTCTGAAAGGAACTTCAACAATACCTATTTGAGATGATGGTAAATTTGCTGCTCTAACTAGCAGATTACCTTGTTCTTTAAGTGATGCAGCACTTGAATTATTGTCAGTACTATTAGTACCAGTAACGAATGATGGAAAATTTAAATCAACCTGGAACAAATTAGGACGGGCAAAATCTGCACCTACCTTTGCTTTGAACTGGTCAATAGAACCTATTGCTCCCATGATAGAAAATCCTTGAATTACGTAGTCCTTTATATTTATTATTATTAATATTTTTAGACAAAAAAATAGCGGAGATTTCTCCGCTATTTTGAATCCATCTCGAACTCAGAATTATTTAGTTAGCTACTTCACCGAAACTTACTCCAGTACGTGTAGCAACAAATGTTAGAGTAATGTAATTGATTGTGCGTGTTGGCTTCACATAGATCTCTGCATAGAACTCTCCACGATCAACTGCATCTGGAGGGTTGTTAGATGCATCACACTTAACTAAGAAGTCAGTTACACCACGACGACCTTGTACATCTCTCATGTATGGCTCAACGATGTTGAGGAATAAACCTCTTTGTGCTTCATCGTTTTGCTCGAAGAGTTGTGACTTAGCAGCACCAGAGATTACTCTCTCAATTGTTAAGAACAAACGACGAACGTTAATTCTATCGAATGCACTAGCAAATGATTGTGCAGTCTTATCTCCATAAAGGATGATTCCTTGTCCAGGGAATGCAACTATTGGATTAATCCTTGAACTGTATAGTGTGTCACGCTGAGTCTTATTAGGTGTGTATGCAAGTTTAATTGCATTTCTTATACCACCACGTTGGAAACCAGCAGGTGAGAACCAAGGTTCTGCAACTTCTGTTGTCTGTAAGCAAAGTCCAGCAATGTCTCCGTTACATGGGATATAGCGGTATACATCATTGTACTTGTCATACATGTACTTATATCCACTATCAAATGCGACATAAGAAGAACTTGGAAGTTGATCAAAGAAATCAACAATGTTTGATGTTGCAGTTGTTTTGTTTGCTACACCAACAACGTTTGCTCTACGTGGAGAAACGAATAGCATGCAATCTCTACGCTCTTCAACTATATTAACAAGTGCTGTAACCTTAGCAATAGCAGCAGCATCATCAGCACCAGAAGGACCAGTAAGGATGAAGTCGATTGTTTGTGACTCAGGGTCAGAAACTAAATCATATGCACTAGAGACATCAGAGTTACCAACTGAATAACTTGTTCCAGCAACTGTGTAATCAGCACCATCTGCTAAACGATAGTACCAAGTTGAGTTGTTCTTAGATCCAAGTGTTGTTGAACCAGCAGGATAGTCAGTAGTACCACCAGATGAACGTAGTAGGTTAAACTGACGGCCAGCAACAGTTTGTCCGAAGTTACCATCGGAAGCAGTACCAGTTGCAGCAAATCCTGTTGCTTCGTGTGATCCCCAATAAATGTAACTAGAACGCTGTTTGAGTACAGTTGGATAGTAATTAACTTCACCAACTGAAGTCTTAGCATCAGATCCTTTAGATAGACCAATAAATCTTTCAAGGACTGAACCAGCATTTCCTGTGATCTTACCGTCAATATCAACTACAAGAATATGTAATTCGTCACGGTATCCACCAGCAGCAGATGCATATCCAGAAGTACCTGGACGTGGAGCAACATTAACCCACTTAAATCCAGGAAGATATTCACGCTCTGCATACTCACCACGAACTGAAGTTACAACAACTGCAGTAGAGTTTGTATCCTGAACACTATCAGAAGCAGCAAAAGATATGCTATCTTTATCTAAACCAATATATAAACGACGCTCGATACCACTTGATGCAATTGCAGCACTATTAGTTCCCTGAGTAATTGCTTGTGTATCAGCAAGTATACCAGTAACACCACCACCAGGAAGTCCAATTTCTAATTTCTTAGTAGTTGAATCCCAAGCAAGAACATTAACAGTCTCGTTTGAACCACCAATATTAATAGTTGTTGTAGCACCAGGAGTAAATGAACCGACAAGAGTATCAACTGTTAAAACTATGCTGTACTTAAATACTTTACCAGCAGCACCAGAGGTAGCAGATAAAGCTTCGTCAGCAACAAACTCATGCTCGTTACCTGAACCAGGAGCAGGTAAAACTGCAATCTGATCAGCACCAGCGTCTGTTACAAATATTCCTATCGAGTTTCCTTTACTACCAGCAGTTCTAGCAGCGAACTCCCAGTTGTTTGCAGCATCTTCAAATGTAGATTCGTATTCATCAAGATTTTTAATAAGAGGAGCTGTTCCAGCATTAACTCCGTTCTTCAATGCAGTTGAAGAAATTCTAATTGCTTTAAGAGTACCACCATAAGCAAGATACTGTGATGCAGTAAACCAGTACTCATAGTTGTATTCGTTTGGTTCTCCGAATAATTCTACTAATCCTTTTTCTGTTGCAACATCTACTACTTCCTCAACAGGACCTAATTCAAAAGGAGCTGCTAGTACACCTACGTTTGCTGTCGAAAGGCTGGTGATGGTCGTCAGGTCTCTTTCCTGTATGACTACACCTGGCGATGATTGATTGGCTGCCATGTTTATAAACTCCGATGAATATCCCGATAGCGGTTAACTAAGATTATTTATATTTTTGAATCTTCACCTAAAGTCTAACATATGCTGAACATCTCCATATTCCGCAATCTCCCATCTCTCTCCTTGAGCATCTACAATAATATCTTCCTCTTGCCCATCATTAATAAAACCAAATGGAGCCATATCTTGTTCTATAGAATCTCTTTGATCCGCATATATTCTAGCTCTAACATCATTATCATGCATCTCCTTAAAGTACTCTTGCATAGCCATCCACGCAAACATTACCAAACACATAGCAAGGTCATCATGACATCCATCTTCTGCTTGGAATGATTGTCCTTTTTGAATGAATGTAGTTAGTTCTGCAATAGTATCGTAATCCTTAATGATTAATTTATCATCTTCTATTAACGCTTTGAGGTTAGAACAACCAACTTGTTTAACAGCAGTACTCATCTTAACACCAAGTTGTGTCTTCTTACCTGAGAACCCTTGTCCTAATTGTTGACCTGCTCTACCTCTCATAGATGCCATAAGTAAATTTTCATATTCTAAATCATTTATTTGATCCGGCTTACCTGCATACATAAAGTTTTCACCTATCCACATAAATACCACAAATGATAATGA